CGGCCTGGTGCGCGTGCCGATCAGCTCCTGGCAGGCCACCTTGCAGACCGGCGCGAAGAACTACGTGCAGGGAGTCGTGCCGGCAGTTGCCGACTGGATCGACGCGATCAACGATGCCACAGAGTTCGTGATCACGCGCGCCGCCGATACCTCGGTCGGGCGTATCGAGTACGAAATGGCGCGCGCACCGTTGGAACAGATTTCCATAGCCCGAGGCCCGACGAACTACACCGCCACACTGAGCGGGTACAGCACCGCGTTCGCGGAAAACGAAGAACCAGACGCGGCCTATGACCGCACGCTGACCGGCATCCGATCAACCACCACCGGCACGGCTGCAACTCGTGTCCGATGCGCGATTGATTGGCTGTTGAGGCCAGGACAACGGGCCTACTATGACGAAGGCGCCTCGTTCGTCGTGTCCTACATAAATTACTACGTCCCGGCGACAGGGGATGCCTACATGGACGTAGGGGAGTGAACGCATGGGCCGCGCGACCATCGTTTCCGGCGGGCCAACTGGCCGCTACACCATCGCGCTTGATTACGGCACGGCAGAGCGCGATGCACGCGTCGCAAAGTTTGACGCCAAGATCGCGGAGATGGAAGATCGCGCGATTTGGCAACAAGGGCAGGTAGACGGATTTCAAGGCGGGCTTGATAGCCTGCGGCCTGAGTTTGATTTGTTGGTCACAGAGTACGTTGCGCTGACAAAAGCAGCCCCGCGAGACAATGTGGCGATTGACGCCAAGCGAAAGCAGATCGACGCAAAGACGACAGAGATAGTCAAACAACAGCAATGGCTGGCCTCTGCCGAGGCTGCGCTGGCGATGACCAAAACTGCCATCAAATCGGCGCAGCTTGAGCGTGGCGCGCTGCTATCTGCCGAGGTGTCCGAGACGCGCCAAGCATGGTGCGCTGACCTGACCGAGACCGCCACCGGCACCGTGGCCACGCTGGAGGTGCCCGGCGAGTCGGCGCTGATCCTGATCCAGCCCGGAGCGCCGGAGCCTGCGGCAACGCACGGCGCGCTCGTCGCCCGCGAGGTGCAGACGCCTGAACAGGTATTCTGGAATGCCGCCGTGCTGCCCGGCTGGCAAAAGTTCCGCCCAGGCTACCGCTGGGGCACCCTGACCGCGATCAACACCGAAGCGGACACCTGCACCCTGACGCTGGCCACGGCGCAATCCAGCGCGCAGCGTCTTGATGTGAACCAGGCCACCACGCTGGCCAATGTGCCCGTCGTCTACATGACCTGCAACGCCGCCGCTTTTGAGGTGGGCGACCGGGTGATCGTGGAGTTCCAGGCGAACGACTGGGCACAGCCCCGCGTGATCGGGTTTGTCGATTACCCCAAGGCGTGCGCGGGCGGCGCGCTGTACTGCATCCCGGCGGACGACTCCGCGCTCTACGGATGGTCGCCGCCTGTCGCCGATGGCGAAGGCAACCCGATCAACGATGGCAAGGGCTCGATCGCTATTATTGGCAACGTATCCGCCCCAGCCGGGCCGCTGCGCGATGGCACGAACCGCACGGCCGGGGTGAAGGCGGACATTCGTTCCACCGGCCTGGGTGCCCGCACCACGCGCGGCGCCCGAGCCGATGTAACCAGCCTGCCGGCGACCGGGCCGACCGAGCGCGGCAATGACGACGACCCGATGTCCTATTCGTCCATTGGCCGCTACGCCTACGAATGGATTTCGCGCAATGGGCAGTACGTCTGTACCGCCTTCGACACCTGCCGCGTGAACGGCGCTGACATTGGCAAACCATCGCCCGGCACGCCCTACCGCGTTTTCGTGCCGTCGCCGGGCTTGACCGATGGCACCCCGACCGCATTCTGTCTTACAGAGCAATTCGGAACGCAGTTCCACCTTTATCGCCGACCGGTGGCCGGCGGGCCTGCCGTCGCATGGACATGGGTGTCCACCATCGATATCACGTCGGTTGACACCACGCCCGGCCTGTCGATCAATGAGCTACAAAAAATCATCACGAACGACGATGCCTCAATCGTGACCCTGTGGTTTGCAGCCGGAACAGATGGGTATGGATGCCTTGACGTTTTGATCCCGAACGGCTCAATCACCTTCATCCCTGCGGTCAAGTCATTTTCGAAGAACTATGACACGACGGACAGCGGATCAACGGTTGACCCGAAAACAGACACATTCAACAGCCAAATCAGCGTTGATTATGTTGGCAACGCCAAAGCCTTCGCCACGCTGGAAGGCACCCGCACGCACCACCTGATCACAGGCGACGTGAGCGAGTCAACCATCCACGAGGTGATCACGGCGGACTTCTGGGGCCAGCTGGTCACGGTGGCTGACTACACCATGGAGGCCAGTGGCTGGGACACGGTCACAGAAACCGACCTCGGGGGCGGCGTCATAGAGCGACACGAACAAAGCCACGAGGAGATTTTTATCACGCTGGAATCGCGGTCGATCTACTTCTACGGCGGCGCTGGCGATCCGGTCATTTTCACGTTCAAGCACTACCCGCGCACGCAGATTCGGGAGCAGAATTACGAATACAAAAGCACATGGGCGGTCTACCCTGGCGAGTACGAGGGCTTTGCTGAAATCCCGTCAATTACCTATGGCACAGGATTCGTGCACGGGGATGTTGAACATACGCTGACCGAATGGATCAGGCCGGCGTATCGGCACAGTTGGGACCATGGCGCAGTAGACGGAGACGGCATCCAGAACGAGGTTTACCCGCCAGAAACAGGTGGCGCGAACTGGAAATTCTGGGTTACGTACAACCACGGCGAATGGGTGCGCGGCCCATGGAACACGACCGGCGGCTACTGGACGCCCGGCGTGCCCGGCCTCGGCTACGGCACCATCAGCGACGTTCAGAGGCACTTCGCCTGCCTGTTCGGGCCTTACTCAACGGCGACCCGGTTCAACCTCGGCAGCGGCTATCACACCACAGCGTATGACTTCAGAACCGGCCTGAACCTGCGATGCTTCAATGGCTTTTCGATCATGAGCCTGCCGGCCACGGTAGAAGGCAACGAAGGGTTCAGATCGACCTCGGTGCCGCGCCCGATCTGGCCGCCCACGGTGTACCCCTACCCGCCGGACTCAAGCATCGCCATGACGACGGACGCCTGGCATACGTGGTGCTCTCAGCCCGGCGCGCTGGATCGGTTCGCGCTGCCGCTTGGGCACAATCCGCCGCTGCCGGGACGGCTCAAATATCTGCAACTAGGCGGGCGGTGATTATGACAATAAAGGTGACAATCGGCGGGGTTGAAACGCTACGGCTGGCCGATATCGCGCCGGCAATTGAGCGGACGGTGCTTCTGCGCATGTCACAGGTCGCGTATGACGCCATGCAAACCGGCGCGGCGCGGCATACCAAGACGGGCGTGTTGTTCCAGTCTATCTATAACCGCAGCGCAGGCCCTGAGCGGCGCGAGGTCGGCCATGATCCGCAGCGCGCGCCCTATGCGCCGTTCGTCATCTTCGGCACGCGCCCGCACCGGATCGCGCCGAAGAAAAAGAAGGCCCTTCGCTGGGCTGGCGGCGGTGCGTTCAAGTTTGCAAAATGGGTCAACCATCCCGGCTACATCGGCGACAATTACATGATTCGCGCAGCCGATGATTCAATCCGTCAATTCCGCGCAATCGTGGACGCGGCCACCAAGGAGCTGAAATGAGCACCACCTACACCTATCCGGACGCCTACCTCGCGAAGTTCTGCACCGAGGCAATCGAGGATCGCGCCGTCGCTGACATTGCCGTCATGGGTACGTTCAACGCCTATTGGACCGAGAAGCTGGTCGTGTTGCGCGCCTATATCCTCGTCTGTCTGGAGAATCAGGCGGACCCCGATGACCTGTTCACCGCGAAGCTGAAAAGCTACCGCTCGGAAATGCAGGTCTCGGCGACCAGTGCGCAGGCGCAAGCCGCCGCAGACGCGGCCGATGCTGACGGCACGGTCAACGGGTTCGGCATGTTTTCCATCCCTCTGGAGCGCGCGTAATGGCTGCAATGGACACACTAGAGGCGGCGCGCGACGCGCTGAAACTGATCACCGGCGTCGCATCGTGCAAGATCGGCCTGGAGCCGAATATCAGCCCGGCTGATTACCCGCTTATCCGGCTGGTCCCGTCGCGTCTGACGCCTGGGCGCCCGTACAGCGCGCGGACTATTGAGACGCTGATCTATTTCGGCGCGCAGACGGCCAAATCGGAAGGGCTGGAGACGGTTTACGATGACCTGTTCGACCTTGAGGCGGCGATCTTGGCCGAAGTCAAGGAATTGAATGGGCGCTACATTGAGACGATCACGGATGAAGATCGCCTTGATGCATACAAGCTCATGACGGTGCGCGTGGAACTGCCGGAATCGACGATTGTCGCGCCTGCACCATAACCAGAGCCAGAGCCTACACCGGACCCGCCACCGCCTTGATCTGGTGAACCGGATCGACGCGCGAATTGGCAACGGCCAGCGCGTCGCCAGAGCGGATCGCCTGGTCGGCCCGGTCCTTGCTGCCCATGATGCGCGCGGCCATCGGCTCGCCGACACGGGACAGGAAATAGCGGTCGGAGTTTTCGTCAACTGGCTTTTCTTGCTTGCCTGTCAAATCAAGACGAGGCGAGATTTTGCACCGGCAGAATGGGTGAAATCCTGGCACCGGCGCGGCGCGCTTGGGGTATACGCCTTTTCCCATGCCGTACTTGTCGCGCCCGGCTATCAGCGAGCAGATGCAGACGCTGGTACTTCCTGGGCTGCGCTGAATCTGGACGAATTCGATATCCTCATCATCCATTATCAGCTTGGCAACGTGCAAGCTGTATGCACGGTGTAGCTCGGTCTGCGCGATCCGGTTTGCAAAGTACCGCATACGCTCGTAGAACGCGGTCCGGAGCCGCTTTTCCAGCAAGTCTGCACCCTTGCCCGACTCAACGTCTGAAATCGCGCGCAAAACGTCAGAATAGGCGGCCTTTAGTGCCGGTGTGCGCAGGTTGTCCACCTGCATCTTGGCAAAGGCGCGAGCCAGATCTGATTGGATGCCGCCATCTGGCAGTAAGGCTTCGCGCAGGTACTTTGGAAGCGCCGTATTGGACGGCTTGAGCTGCAACGGCTCGGCATCCGGCGGGCGGAACCCGTAGCCCTCGAACAGTTCCAGGGCCAGCGCGCGGGCGTCCTGAAAGCCTTTCAGATGCCGATCAACGATCCCGGTCGTGACTTCCGAAACATACGCGGCCTGGGCGTAGAGCTTTTGGGATAGCTGCACGGTGCCGACCTGCATTGACATGGCCGCCTCTTTGCCGACCGCCTGCGCCATGACGCCGGAGAATGCGACTGACAGCAGCTCGGCATACTTCGGCGTGAATCCATCCATGACCTGCTGCACCGCATCGCGCGGCGGCGTGCCGGCGCGGATCAGCGCGACCAGCTTTTCGTATGCGGCCTCAAGCTCCTTTTCGATCCCCAGCTCGGTAGCCTGCAGGACGGCGCGCTCCTGTTCGGGTGTCATCGCAGTTCCCCCGCCACATCATTGGCCATGTCCACCACGCGCCAGGCTGTCATCCTAGAGCATTGATAGCGGTCCTTGACCAGCCGGATGATCACCCGGCGTGGCTGGCCTGCCTTCAACTGCTGCACGGCGAACTCAAGCCGACGCGCCATTTCCAAGGCGCGTGGACAGGCAACATGGAGCGCTTCAATGGTGTTCATTGTCATAGCCCTTGCAAGTGTAGCCCAGCCATCCCGGCGTCGCGGCGTTTGATCAGTGGCGATAGGGCATAGCGCCCCGCGTCCCAAAAATGGTTATTCGCGTCCACCAAGACAGGCAGAATGTCACCGCTCAGTCTATCAACCTTGTATGACCAAAGGCGCGCCTCGCGGATTGTCTCGATACATCGCGGGTGAATGACGATTTCAGTATAGCTTCGTAGGTGCGCCACGCCGTCCTCAACACTGCCCGGCCACTTCTCAACGCTAACCGTGTTCGGCAGGCCGTGCCGCTTGAGGTAGCTTGTCGATTCCGGGCGGGCAGAATCGGCGCGAATGATGTGCTTTTCAATGCCTGGGATGCGCTCGGTCAGGTAACGCGGCGTCTCGTCGATTTCCAGCCCGACCCGGCCGGCTTCGTATTCAACCCAAAGGCGCGAATCGTGCACCCACAGCTTAACAGCTGCCGTCGGGTCTTGCGCGAATCCGTAGTCTAGTCCGTGATACGGGCCGTCCCAGCCCTCGGACGGGCGGAACTCGGCCACGCGGACCTTGCCGGCCAACACCTGCGAATCGCTGTTCGTCAGGTAGGCGCCCTCCCAGACGTGGGCATAGGTCGCCGGGTCCAGCCGCTCCTGTTCGCGCTTGCGCAGCGTCTCCAGACCTTCCGGGAAGAATGGGTTATCCCACCATTGCATGTCAACGATCAACGCATTGGCCGGCGGCTTCTTAACGAATCGCTGATCGACTGGGCTGCCATCAATGCGCGGATTCCAGATCGCCCACAGCTCCGCCTTTGGCTGGCGGAACACCGTAGCCTCCAGGGCCAGCCAGGACGCCTCTGGAACGTCCTCGGCCTCCTCCACGATGGTGAGGTCGATCTTAGCCGTGGACTTCACGCTGCTGACGTTATTGCGAAGGCCACGGAACAGGAACTCGGTCCCGTTGTCACCGCGAAGGTAATCGACACCTACCTGATAATGAGCGGCCAGCCATGGCTCGGATTCAATCGCCGCCTTCAGCTCGGCGTGGAATGACTCCTTGATGCTGATCTGCAGGTCGCGCGTGCACAGGATGCGCAGCGGCTCGGCATAGCCCCAGATCGCGGCCATCTTGGCAAACGAGAACGACTTGCCGCTGCCGCGGCCACCGTGCGAGCAGCGGTACTGCACCGCGCCGCGCTCCGGTGCGAACACCGGAACGAGCTTCGGCGGAAGCTTGATGATGGCCTCGTGCATGTCACGCCGCGATGATCTTGATCACCTGCGGGCGCAGGGTGCCGTCTGGGTTGGACAAGCGGATTCGATCCTCGAAAGCGCCCAGGTGCTTGCCCTCCAGCTCCAGCGCCTTCAAGGCGTCTTTGTGGCTCAGCATGGCCCGGCTGCCGGTCTCCGGGTCCGTGACCTCCTGCATGGCATCGTCGCGCACGCGGCCGATGTCGGCCATGACGGCGGCCACGGTGCGGCCGGTGCGCTCAGTTTTCAACCTTTGGCCTTCGGCCACCGCTTCCGAAACCTTCCGGCTTGCCAGCAGCTCGCACGCCGTGCGCTCGGCTCGGCTGGGCTTGTACCCGCATCGGATCGCGGCCTGCTTGCCGTTCAAGTCCACCAGGTACTCCTCAACGAACCGCTGCTGCTTCGGCGTCAACACGGCTTCACCTCCACCTTGACCATGCCTCCGATCGTCGGCGCGCGCCGGATGCGCAGGTCCGCCACCTGGCTATCGTCCAGCCACAGCCCGGCGTGCGTGAGGGCGTCCAGCAGGCCCTTGAGCAGGTTGTCCAGGTCGCGCCGGCGGCGATCCGGCATGTGCGCTTCGATGTCCACCGCCACAGCACCGGCCAGCGGCGGCACCGTGCGGTGCTCGGCCAGCAGATTGACCACCGCCGCGCGGTAGGCCCGGCCCTCGGCGCTGATCTTCGTCACGCCGGCCACGTTGCGGTAATAGCGGTTCACGCTGGGCGGCCAGGGGAGGGTCAGGCGGGTCATGAGAGCTTCCAATGGGTAAATTCTTTAATCACAGACAATCACAGAAAAAAGTGTCTGGGCTTATAAGCCGCATGGATGCTAGCTTTCAGTACTAAAAACATAATCACCCCCCCTACTGTCTATCCCTGTTCCACACACAAGCGCACGAACGGGGACAGACACCCCCGTCTGTGATTTGTTTTTTTGGCTGAAACCCGCGCCAGTGCTAGGTTTTATGCCCAGATAACTTTTTCTGGGTTTATCTGTGATTTTCAATTTGCGCCCTCCTCCACCGGCTGGTCGTCGTCCTGCTCCTGGGCAACGGCTACCCAGGCATTGCGGGGCTTGCCGCGCGTGGACTTGATGGTCACGCTCTCGATCTTTCCAAGGAACCGCAGGGATTCCAGCAGCTCGACCTGTTGGCGTTTCGGCATGGCTGCAAACCTGTTGCAGCGGTCGCCAAGCTCGGGAACCGTGCGGCCACGCTCGCCGTTCTTGGTGATGCAGCGCAGCACCTGGAGGCTTGCGGCGGCGAAATCAGAATCGCTGACGCAATTGGCCAGGCTATCGATTGCACGGTCGGAGTGGAACCTGACGTAGTTCACGGCCCAGGCCATGTGCGGGCCGTCGATGATGAATTCCCCGCCCTTGTGGCAGCCGAGGGCCACGATCAGGGCAAGTTTCATGGAAATCTCGCAGCATCGCCCGACCATTTCCATCATGCCGGTGCTTTGCAAGGCGACAGCGCGGTCCACGCAGTGTTTTTCAAACCCGGTGAATAGCTCGGTGGCCGAACGGCTGAACTTGACCTCTACGGGCGTCGGGATCAACGATGCAGAGCCGGCAACCGCAGAAACCATCGGGCCGGCGGCCTCAGAGGCTTGCAGCATGGAAGCCGCCCAAACTTTCACGGACTCAGGAACAGGGACAAACGCCCTGAACTGGCTGACCTGCGGGCCGATGTCGGATTCAACGATGATGAAGCGATTCAAGAATCCATCGCGGGCCGCTGCCGATCCGATGGAGCCGAAGAACGACTCGGGCGTCGTCATGGCCAGGAGGCACAAAGCCGGATTCCTGATGCTGCGCTCTTTCAGTTTGGCGGCATCGGACTGACTCAATCCAAAGGTGCTGTACCCCTGCGGGCGCACGACGCCATCGCAGCGGCCCCAGACCTCAATCAGCGTGCGCTGGGTTCCCTTGGCGCGCTCGTTGTTCTTGATGCTGGCCTGCTCGACCTCTTTGCCAAACTCGTCGATGACCGTGATGTGCGACGGCTGGTCGTGCAGGGAGGACAGAACGCCAGCACTGGAGGTATAGGAAGACGGGCCGATCAGGTGCGACAGTTCGCAGGCGTCAAGCAAGGCCTCCACAGCCCATTTAGCATGTTCCTTGCCGGATGCAGAGTGGCCGATGTTGAGCAGGTACAGGCTGGGCCAGTTGCGATGCTCGGTCACGAATCGCCGGCCAAGGACTGTTGACGCGAACGCGATGGCGGCCTGAACTGAAAACGCGGGCTGGGGCTTTCTGCTGGTGGCGTTCACCCAGTCTGTGATTTCGCCAAGAATGCCAGGAGGACGCAGCAGGTCGGCCGGCTGGGGCGCTGCTTGCTTGACCGGCGCCACCTTGACCGACTCCACAGGAACAGGATCGGGAACTGGCGGGGAAATCGACGCCGGATTCACCCACCCGCCCTGCATGGCCGCATGAAAGATCGATTCCAGTTGAAAGGCGCCAGAACGGAAGCTGCGCCACTTGCGCGTCGCGGCCTGCGCGTCGTATTTGTCCGATTTCTGGCTCCACTCGTCCCACAGGCTGAATCCGGCCTGCCCCAGCTCGCACAGCGCATTGCCGAAGTTGACCCACTGGTGGTAATCTTCGGCGGGTATCGTGGCCAGTGCCTCGCGCAGATCGGAAACCTGCTTTTCATCGACCAGGCGCGTGGCCGGGATGAATGGCACCGCATTGAACGGGCCGCGTGCGAGGTCACGCACCCACCCCGGCAGGTTGGACGGCGTGCAGCCCTCCAGCGGGTCGCTGGACGCCTCCCACGCATACGCCTTGCCAGAGGGATGGATGGAAGGCTCCACGCAGATGTACCCGTCCGCCTTCACATCGACCCCTTGGCCGAGCTTGCCCGGCAGGTTGTCCACCAGTTGCGAGCTGAAAACCCGGTGCTCGCCGCCGCCGCCGGTATAGGCCAGCACATCGGACACCAGCGGCCCATGCTGCGCCTCCAGGCGTTCCATCGTCTCGAATCCGCCGTTGCGCGGATCGATGTCGATGGCCACCAGCCCGGACGGCTTGACGGCAACGCCGATCCCGGCGTTCGGCTCCGCGGTCCACCAGCGTGTGATGGTTGCCAGATCGTTGGATGCGTTGTGCACCCCGTTCGGGACCAGCCGCGACAGGGGCTGTTTCGTGCCGGGGATCAGCGGCAGAACCCACCAGCCGCGCGCAATGTACCGTTTTGCATACGCCAGTGGCGTGCGCGGCTCGTTGATGGGTGTCACGCTCGCCGTCATTTCGCCTCACTCCGCCGGGATTCCGGGTACAGCGGATTGCCGATCAGCATCCGGTGCGAGAGACTGGTTTTATGGGCACGTTCACGCACATGATCCAGCAGCACCTTGACGATGTAGGCATTGCGGCTTTGGCCGTCCGCCTGGGCAAAGGCGTCCAGCGCCTGCGCCAGGTCGGCGGGCGCGTCGCCGCGCAGTTCTTTTGTGTCGGGGCTGGAGGCGTCCATGGGGGTTATGCGGCCTGTTTGCTGTTTTGCCGCAGCACATGCCAAGCCACATCGGGGCGCAGGTCTTCACAGCGAACCAGGCCATTGGTCGCCGCCTCAATTGATGGGCACCTGGCCGCAGGGACCGGGCGGACGCCATGAATCCACTGCGACAGAAGCTGCGGATTGACGCCGATGGCCTTCGCCAGATCGGATCGTCGGCCGTGTGTGGAAAGGTACTCGACAAGGGTTTCCATGCCGATAGTGTAGCAATTGCTATTTACAAGTCAAGAACCTTGCCAGCCACCACAGGAAAACCAAACCCGCCTCGGCGGGTTTTTTGTTGCCCGCACGGGACTACGTATCCGAGTAGGTAGTCGGGAATCGAAAGAACGTAGCGTTTGCTATTGCGTTACGTTGTAGCGTTTGCTACAGTTCACCCATCGCAACACAAACCCATGGAGATTTTGATGACACAGCAGCAAGAAAAAAAGGTTCAGGAATACGCCGAATGGATGCAGAAGCTTTTGGCCGATCTGAACAAGACTCTGGAAGAGCTTGACAGCTCGAACAAAGAAGTCGTGGTGGTTCAGGAATGACCACCCTGCACCCCACCATCGCCGCCGCCCTGGCGCCATGGATGCCGCCGCAGCAACGCCCGGCGGCCGACAGCAAGCCCTGGCGCCATGCCGTGCTGACGCCGGCCCCGCGTGAAAGCTGGGGCGAACGCCGCGCGCGCTACTTCGACGAATGCCGCGCCGGCATGGACTGCGGCCCGGACGATGAGGGCGACGAGGACGACTTCGAGGGGGCGCCGGTATGAACACCCGCCGCTACCCGCGCACCAGCGCCGAAGCCTTCCCGATTGGCCCCGAATACGGATGCGCCATCGAACGCCCGCGCCCCTACCCGCGCACCCTGTGGGTGACGATGGCCGTTGCTGTGGCGTATCTCGGCGCCCTGCTGCTGTGGGAGGTCATGTGATGACCAAGACCACGTTCGCCGGAAAGAAAAACCCGTTTACCGGGCAACCGCTGAAGCCGATCCGTCAGATCGACCCGAGCGCGCTCAAGATCAGTGCCGATCCGGTTGTCGAGGGCCGCGCTCGCGTCGTGAGCAAGTTTGACGCCGTGTTCTCACAGCTCAAGCCAGGACAATGCCTGATCTGCGAACCTGAGCAGGCGCCGAAGCTGAACTCTGCGCTACGCAAGTGGCTGGACAACAAAGGCCTGACCAGCGCCAAGACCAAGGCCATGACGCGCTACCCGGCAGACGGCAAGGGACGCGTGTGGAGGCTGTCATGACCAGCCCGTTCGACATCCTGGCGCGCTACTGGCAAGTCAAGGCAGCGCACCCTGCGCCCAGCGCAACACCGCGGCGCCATGTGCGCGGCACCTTCGGCCATGGCCCCGAAGGCACGATCCCCGGCCTCGCGCCGAAGACTTGGAACGGCGCCGACTTCGCCAGCAAGCCGCGCCACGGCGGCGCATACAGCAAGGCTGGGCCGGCTGGGCCGGTGTTGATGCCGGTGAAGGGCCACGCGCTGCAAGGCGGCAAGGTGCTGCCGCCGCGCACGGTGCGCGGGGTGCCGAGGGGCGGGAAGGTGGTGGCGGCATGAACCTCTGCTACGACTCGTTCCTGGCCGGCAAGGAAGTGCGCGCCCTTATGCGCGGCATTGACATTGAGCCGGATTTGTCGGGCCACCTGTTCCCGCATCAGCGCGACGTGGTTTCGTTCCTGTTGAAAGCTGGCCGCGGCGCTGCGTTTTTGGATACCGGCATGGGCAAAACCGCCGTGGAGCTTGAATACGGCCGCCAGGTGGTCGAGATGGAAAACCGCCCCGTGCTGCTGCTGGCGCCGCTGGCAGTTGGAAAGCAGCACGAACGCGAAGCGGCCCGGTTTCACACCGACGCCAAGGTCATTCGTGATCCGTCCGAAATCAACGGCGCTCGCATCTACATCACCAACTACGAGCGGCTACACCTGTTCGACAGCAGCGACTTCGCGGGCGTGATTCTGGACGAATCCAGCATCGTCAAGTCGTTCACCGGCAAAACCACGCGGGCCTTGATCGACTTCGCGCAAGACATGCGCTGGCGTCTCGCAGCCACCGCCACACCGGCACCCAACGATCACATGGAGCTGGGGCAGCACTCGCAATTTCTGTCCGTCATGGATAGCTCGGAGATGCTGGCGCGCTGGTTCATTGCCGATCAGACCGAGATGGGCCGCTACCGTCTCAAGCGCTACGGCATCAAGCCGTTTTGGAGCTGGGTGGCCAGCTGGGCGCGCTGCGTGGGCAAGCCGTCCGACCTGGGTTATTCCGACTCTGGATTTGATTTGCCCGCTCTCAACATCCATCGGCACGTCGTTGACACGGATCTGACCGCTGGCGCGGATGGCCTGCTGTTTCGCATTCCAGACACATCGGCGACGTCGATCCACAAGGAAAAGCGCCTGACCGCTGCCGACCGTGCGGCCAAGATTGCAGAGCTGGTCAATGCAGAGCCAGACGAGGCCTGGATGGTGTGGGTTGAAACCGACTATGACGCCGACGCCATCATGGCGCTGGACGCCTTCACGCGCGGCCAGATTCGCGTGCTGGTCAGCAAGCCATCTATTGCCGGCTTTGGGTTGAACTGGCAGCACTGCGCCCGCACGGCATTTGTGGGCCTGTCGTTCAGCTACGAGATGTTCTATCAGGCCGTGCGCCGCTTCTGGCGCTTTGGCCAGCAGCGCCCGGTGGAATGCCACATCGCCATGGCTGAGACTGAGACCTCGATCTGGCAAACGATCCAGCGCAAAAAAGATGACCACGAGGCCATGAAGCGCGAAATGTTCGAGGCCATGCGCCGCGAGGTGCTGCACAAAACCGTCAAGCAAGCCTATCAACCCACCATGCGGGCAAGTCTGCCGGCCTGGCTCAACTGAAAGAACACCACATGAACAACGTCATGGATCAAGCCGGTGGCGACAACTGGGCCGCCTACAACTCCGATTGCGTAAAGTTTGCGCAATCGCTGCCCGACAACAGCATCGACCTGTCGGTCTACTCGCCGCCGTTTTCCAGCCTGTACGTGTACGGCGAGTCCGTGGCCGACATGGGCAACGTGGCCAGCGATGCTGAATTCATCGCGCAGTACCGCTACCTGGTGCGCGAGAAATTCCGCATCACGCGCCCTGGGCGACTGACGGCGCTGCACGTCAAGGATCTGGTGTATTACCAGAATGCCAGCGACGACGGATCGAGCGGCCTGCGCCCGTTCTCAGACCAGTGCATCCAGCTGCACCTGGAAGAAGGTTGGACGTTTCACTGCCGCATCACCATCTTCCGCGACCCGGTACTCGAGCGCGCAAAAACCAATGCGCACGGCCTGCTGTGGAAGACCTTCAAAAAAGACGCCAGCTTTTGCCGCGTTGGCATGCCTGAGTACCTGCTGGTTTTCCGCAAGTGGGCCAAAGAAGGCCAGGAGGATCTGGTTCGGCCAGTGGAACACCATGCCGACCGCGTGCCGCTTGAAGCGTGGCAGGAGCTGGCCTCGCCGGTCTGGAATTACCAGCCCAAACAGTCGGGCCGGGGCGACTTCGATATGCCGGCCACTGACGTGCTGAACGCCAAGTTGGCCAGAAACCCGGACGCCGAAAAACACCTGTGCCCCATGCCTCTCAACATCACGCGCAAGGCGCTGGCGCTTTGGAGCAACGAGGGCGATGTGGTGTTTTCGCCGTTCATGGGCATCGGCTCCGAAGGCGTGGCCTCGCTATCCATGGGCCGCAAGTTCATGGGCACCGAGTTGCACCCGGCCTATTACCGGCAAGCGGTCAAGAACATTGAAGAACAGGCCGATCAAGGCCAACAGGCCAACCTGTTTGAGCTGTTGGAGATTGCATGACCTGCACCGGCACCACCTGCAACCAAGGCCGCGCCGAATGCCGCGACGGCTGCACGCGACTGCACACCGAAAACAGCGACGGCACCAGCCCTCACGAAGAAACCCGCGACCTGATCGAACTGGCATTGGACGCCCTGCTGGCCTTCGCCCTGGTCGGAGCGCTGATCTTCACCGTCTTTGCCGCCATCGGCTTCTGGAGCGCACGATGAACACGCCGATCAACCTCGAAGAACTGAAAACCGCCTGGCGCGCAGCCAAGGCAGCCGAGGACACAGCCAACGCCGAGCGCCTTGCCATCGAAGCCGCCATCGTGGCCCTGATGCCGTCCAAGCTGGAGGGCAGCGTGACCGATGCCGGCGTGACCGTCACCTTCAAAGTCACCCGTAAGGTGGACGCCGTTGCGCTGCAAAACGACTGGCACACCATGCCCGAATCCGTCCAGCAGGCTTTCGCGTGGAAGCCCAGCGTGGACGCCCGTCACCTGCGCGCACTGGAAGGCTACGACCTGACCACCGCGCAAACCTATTTCACCACCACCCCGGCGAAGCCGGCCATTGCCATCAAAGACTGAACCTGAAAGGAACCAGAACCATGTCTTTCTCCCTTGCATCCCTGCAAAAGAACAGCCCAAAGCCGCCGCGCATCATCATTCACGGCGACGCTGGGGTCGGAAAAACCACGTTTGCCGTGTGCGCACCAGCGCCGGTCGTGATCCAGACCGAAGACGGCCTTGGCAACCTGGACGCAACCGCCTTCCCGCTTGCGGCCACGTTTGACGATGTGATGAGCGCGCTCCAAAGCCTCTACACCGAAGAGCACCCGTTCAAGACCCTCGTTGTGGACAGCCTGGACTGGCTGGAGCCGCTGGTATGGCAAAAGGTCTGTACCACGCATAACGTGGCCAGCATCGAGGCCATGCCCTACGGCAAGGGCTACGTGGAAGCGCAGACGTTCTGGCGCCAGTTCTTCGACGGCATCACCGCCCTGCGCGATGCGCGCGGTATGACGGTCATCATGATTGCGCACAGCCAGGTGCAGCGCGTGGAAGACCCGACCCTGCCGGCGTATGACCGCCACGGCCTGAAGCTGCACAAGCGCGCCAGTGCGCTGGCAGAGGAATTCGCCGACGTGGTGCTGTATGCGGCCATGCAGACCAACACCATCACCGAAGACAGCGGATTCAACAACAAGCGCACCCGCGCCACCACCACGGGCGAGCGCGTCATGCACACCGTCGGTCAGCCGGCGTTCCTTGCCAAGTCCCGTTACTCGCTTCCCTCGCCACTGCCGCTGACTTGGGAAGCGTTCGCACTGGCCATGCAGCCGGATGCGCCTGTTCTCAAAGCGGCTTGAACCATCCTGAAACCCAACCAGAAGGAACCTGAACCATGTTTTTCAATGCAACCGACATCGACACCACCAGCCAGTTTGACGCGATCCCCGCAGGCGATTACGAGGCGATGGTCACGGCCAGCGAACTCAAGGCCACGAAGGACGGCACCGGGCAATACCTGGAACTTACGCTCGAAATCCAGTCCGGCCCCAGCCAAGGCCGGCGCCTGTGGGACCGGCTCAACCTCCAGAACCGCAACCCGAAGGCGGTCGAGATTGCACAGAAGCAGCTCGCGCAACTGTGCCACGCAACCGGCATCCTGCAACTGCCGAACGACGCGACGCCGCTGCACAACCGGCCCGTCGTGATGAAAGTCGCCGTGAAGAACGATCCCGAGCGCGGCCCGATCAACGAGATCAAGGGCTACAAGGCCAAGGCCGCGACCAATGCGCCGGCTTTCCAGGCGCCGCGCGTAACAGCGCCAGCCGCGACGGCTGCACCGGCCATGCCCTGGGCGAAAGTGGCCTGAGATGGCTGCACTGGCCTTTCGCGCCGACATCAAGCTGGCCACGGCCACGCTTGATGCCATCGACGCCGCCACGCTGAAAGCCGCTGACGATGGCCTGCGCCAGCACCTGGGCGCCAGCCTGATCGGCAAGCCCTGCGAGCGCGCGCTCTGGTACACCTTCCGCTGGGCAACTCTGCAAAAGCATGAGGCGCGCATCCTGCGCCTGTTCGCTCGCGGCCACCGCGAGGAGGACAACCTGAGCGCCCTGCTGCGCTCGGCCGGCATCACCGTGATGCAGATTGATCCGAACACCGGGCGCCAGTTCACATTCGGCAATGGGCATTTTGGCGGGTCCATGGACGGCGCCTGCCTGGGTGTTCCCGATGCGCCGAAAACCTGGCATTGCCTGGAATACAAGACCCACAGCCTCAAGAGCTTTAACGCCCTGGTTTCCAAAGGCGTAAAGGAGGCCAAGCCCGAACACTGGGCGCAGATGCAATGTTACATGCACTGGGCCGGGTTGGAACGAGCTTTGTACATCGCCGTTTGCAAGGACGATGACCGCCTGCACCTGGAGCGCATCGACGCGGACAAGCAGGCAGCCAAGGCCTTGATGGAGCGCGCCCAGCGCATCATCGAAGCGCCCACGCCGCCCGAGGGTATCAGCACCGACCCGTCATGGTTCGAGTGCAAGTTCTGCGAACACGCCGGCCTGTGCCATGGCACCGCAGCACCGTTGCCAACCTGCCGCAGTTGCAGCCACAGCACGCCCGAACCGGGCGGCACCTGGACTTGCGCCATGCAAGCCGGCAGGGCGCTGGACGTGCATGAACAGAAAGCCGCGTGCCAGTCGCACCGCGTCATCCCGATCCTGCTCAAGAACTGGGCCGAGCCGATTGACGCCAGCGCGCAGGACAACTGGGTCAAGTACCGCCTGAACGACGGCGGCTTTGAATTCGTCAACGGCCAGCCGCCCGAGGGCTACACCAGCGCGGAACTTCACGCGCTGGAACACAAGCCAATGATGGCCGACGCCTTCGTTATGGACATGCGCGCCAACTTCGGCGGGAGGATTGCAGCGTGATTTTGCGTCCGTACCAACAGCGCACGCTCGACCAGCTCTACACCTGGTGGATGCAGCGCCCCGGCATCACCGAGACGCCCATCGTCGTCATGCCCACGGGCAGCGGCAAAAGCGTGGTGATCGCTGAGCTGTGCCGCCTGCTGTTCGACACCTGGCCGCAGGAACACCCGCGCACCGTGGTACTGGTGCCCAGCAAAGAACTGGCCGAGCAGAACGCGGCCAAGCTGCGCTCCATGCTGCCCAGCCACCTGTCGGTCGGGTACTACAGCGCCAGTTTGGGCCGCAAGGTGCCAGACGCCGACGTGATCGTGGCCACCATCGGCAGCATCTACCGCGATGCGCACCTGCTGGGCAATATCAAGGTGGTGGTGGTGGACGAATGCCACCTGATCAACCCGGACGGCGCCGAGGCCGGGCGCTTCCGCAAGTTCCTGACCGAACTGGCCCGCCTGTGCAGCTTCCGCATCGTGGGGTACACCGCCACGCCGTTCAGGGGCAACGGCGTGTGGCTGACCGATGGCAAAGACCCGCTGTTTACCGGCATCGCCTGCACGGTCACTGCGCAAGAGCTTTTGAACAGCGGCCACCTGGCCCCGCTGGTGCGCCCCATTGACGCCATGGCCACGCGCATCGACACCGCAGGCATCAAGACCACCAGCGGCGATTACAACCTGGACGAACTCGCCGAGCGCGTGAGCGAATACCTGCCCGCCGCCGCGTCCGAGGCGTGCGCCCTGGCCGCCGAGCGCAAGAAGTGGATTGCCTTCTGTGCCACCGTGGCGAACGCCGAAACACTGGTCGGCCTGCTGCGCGATCAAGGCATCGCCACGGCGCTGGTCTGCGGCGAAACACCCGCCGCCGAGCGCGCCGAATACATCGCTGACTTCCGCGCCGGGCGCCTGCGCTGCCTCGTGACCGTGCTGGCGCTGGCCACCGGCTTCGACGTGCCGGACGTGGACTGCATCCTGTGGCTTCGCCCCACACAAAGCCCGGTTCTGTACGTTCAAGGAGCCGGCCGCGGAATGAGAATCGCGGACGGCAAGACCGATTGCCTCTGGCTGGATTTCTCAGACACCACCGAGCGCCTGGGGCCGGTGGACGCGATCAAGGGCCGCAAGAAGCGCAAAGGCGCAGCGGACCAGGGCGCACCGTTTGCGATCTGCCCGGAATGCGGCGAGCACGTCATGCCGGCCAGCGCCATGTTCTGCACCGCCTGCGGCGCGAAGATGCGCGAGGACGAACCCGAGCCGGCGCGCAAGGCCAGCAACGCCGCCATCATGGCGCACCAGATCGCGCCCAAGATTCACACCTACCCCGTCAGCCGCGTGGAATATGCCCGGCATCCGGGGCGCGACGGCAAGCCCGATTCCATGCGCGTGGACTATTACAGCGGCCTGCGCCGCGTGGCCAGCGAGTGGATCTGCTTCGAGCATGGCGGGTTTGCGGGCGAAAAGGCGCGGCAGTGGTGGGCGCGTAGGCATCCTCTTGTCGGCGACCTGAACAAAGCCTGCCCAAAAACAACAGAACACGCCTTGACGGCCTTCAAGGGATTAGAACCCCCCGCTATCACCGTCAACGAATCCGGCAAATACCCCGAAATCATCCGCCACCACTGGGAGCCAATCAATGAACCTGGCCCAACTCAACACCAGCAAAGAAGCCTTGAGGAAATCACTTCATGAACTCGAACGCATCACCCCAAGCTGCCACTGCTGCCTGCACCTGGGCGCCGGCAAAGTCTGCGAGCAATTCCACGCCGAGCCGCCGCCCGAGTGGTCGCGCGGGCCTGTTGACTGCGCGCACTGGGAATATGACAACGTGCCGTTTTGACAGCCTGGGCACGCTGGGCGGGTATGTGGCGGCGGGCACAGGAGACTTAGCATGAATCGTTCGCAACGCCGCGCCGCCACCTTCAAACGCGCCCAGCGCTGGGACCGCAACAGTGGAAGACGGGACCATCGCAAAACTTATGCTCGCCGCCATGAAGGAAACACCATGAACCAAGAAATCAAACTGCCAGCTCCAGACGTGCATTCTTGGAATGATGACTTCGGCCTGCCGCGTACTGTCCGAAGCTATTCTGCCAATCTGGTGCGTCAGATCATCAAAGCCGACCGGGAGCAGCGGGGAGAGCCTGCATTTGGCTTGATGACGCCGGAAGCACAAGACCGAGAGGCATCATTGCAAGACACCGCCCCGCAGCCATCGCAGCCAGCCCACACCGAGGCGGAAGTGCAAGAACTGATGGAATTTGCAAAACACCATGCGCTCGGCACGTTCAGCGACGCCACCATTGAAGACAAGTTTCGCCGCGTTCTTGGAGTACCGAAGCCATGAAAAACGAGCAACTTGAATTCTTGTCAGATCAGATCAGAAAAGGCATCCCTGTTGGGATGCTTGAAGCTATTGCCGTTATCGAGTATCAGACGCGACTTCGCCGCGAGCGGGAATACAACTCAATGTTTAACCGAGCAAAACGCTGGATCAAACGCATCCTTGGAGCGCAAAAGCCATGACCACCATCACCATAGACAGCGCCCTGCTGGAACAGGCGCTTGAAGCGCTGGACAACATTCCGCACCCGCCGTGGCGGGATAAAGAACTGGCTGACGCCATCCGCGCCGAACTGGCGAAGCCTTCCGCACCGGCATGGCACGACGCGCCGACTGAGCCGGGCATATGGCTTTGCGACGAAGGCGGTCCAGACTGCTACACCTATACTGCGCACAACATCGTGTTACTAAATGATCCGGCGCTGAAAGACGATGAATGCCGGTGGTATGGCCCGATACCGCAGGGCGGCGCCAAGGCGGAAGGCGGTGCAGGATGAAACCAGTCCTCTACCGATACCGCGACAGCGAGAGCGTCATCAAGGCGATGGAAGGCTATACGCCCGGCGAAGGCTGGACGCCGCTGTCTGACCAAGCGGAGCTTGATGCTGCTGTGGCGGAAGAGCGGGAGCGGTGCGCGAAGGTGTGCGATGCAATCGCCTACGAATGGCGAGGTGCCAACTCTCAAAGCGTCCAATGCGCCAATGCAATCAGGAAGGGGGAATGATGAGCGCAACAACCAGAATCAGCGACGACACCCTCAGCAGACTGATGCACGCATGGGACACCACAGTTCTTCCTGTGTCAAACGACGGACTTCTGCAAGAACGCATGGAAGACCTGCGTCATGAAGCGACGACGTGTCTGCAAAATGACCCACCACCCCGCGTTAGCCGTGATGAATTTGAGGAATGGGTAAAGACAACACGCCGTGGACGCGGCCTGAATTTGGCGAAGTCTCCAAAGGGAGCATATTTGTACCAAAGCACAAACTTATGCTGGGCCGGATGGCTAGCCAGCAGACTGCATCCGCAGGTCGTGAATCGTCCTACTGTTGACAGGAAGGGGGAGTGATGACCGCAGACGAACTAAAGCAAGCCCTGACAGAGGCAGGCTGGCGAATCAGCCCAAACACCATCCGGCGTGACGATGTGCAGTGGTACGCGTGGCTCCCTTCAACGAACTCTGGACGCGCAGAGCTTGCAAACTGCACCAGTAACGAAAAGCCACCAGCCTTCTGTATTGAGCCGCATGAATTCAAGCACCAGAGCGGTACGCATCGCTCCGTAGAATTTCGTGTGTGTGGGGCAGTCGGAGAAAAAGAGCACTGGCTTGATCTGCGGCTGTACTCGGTGCCGATGGATGAGTGTCTAGACACGATTCCAGACGCGATCAAGCTGCTGGTAGCGGCGTGGAATGCTGCCGCTATGGCTGGTCGTGCAATCAGGAAGGGGAAATGAAATGGCAACAATTGGAACATGCTCATGCTGCGGAGTGTGGCTTGATTGGGTGCCTAACACCCGAATTGAGCCGGCGCGCAGCCGGTGAACCACACGTACCGAGCAGCCACGAAGCGCGCTCGGCTCAAATGAGTTGTTAGGCCGCTGCGATGCGGTCACAACGGAGATTTACATGGAACTGGAAACCGTCAACAAGTTGTATCTGGAACTGTCGCAAGTCACCACCGCAACGACGGCGCGAGAACTTGCGCTTGTTTCTGCGTTGCGCCGCGCTCGGCAGGCATTGGCCGATTATCTCCCGGCGCACCGCAACGAAGTGACCGATGCAGCGATTGCCGAGGCAGATGCTGTGTTGGCGAGCCTGTGGGCGACTGGGCATGGCGCGGTCTAACACCTGAGTTAAGCCGAACCCCGAATGGGTTTCGGCTTGGACGAATTGTTAGACCGAGCATACATGGAGCGAGATATGGAATGGCAACCGATGGCGACAGCGCCGAAGGATGGCGCAAGGGTTCACGCGAGAGACGTTGACGGCAATGAACAGGTGACGTGGTTCTGTGACGGCGATTGGGTCTATGCGGGCTGGCGCGAAACCGAGGACAGGGACGAATACGAAACCGAAGAATGGTGGGAGCCGACCGAATGGATGCCACGCCAAGCGCGGTCTAACGCACTAGCTCAGGCGGACGCCGCTTGCGGCGTGTCGCCTGGAGCGATGGGTTGTGCGTCAAATGGTGAGAC